TTCCAGTTCTTTTAATTGTTCTTCCAAGTGTATGCGTTCTTTATGAAGCAGTGCTTTATTCGCTTTATATTCCTCAAGAGTATCAATTCCCTCACGGTAAGAAGCTTTGATTCGTTCTTCTTTTCCGGAAAGACTTTCCAGACGACTGGTTAATATATTTTTCTCATTGGAGACTTCTATCGGCTGACGTTCTTTTAAGGTGTAAGAAATGTTGCCGGAGCTTAGAGATTCCTTGACGCAGGCAAGGACCTCTTTCTCTAGGACAAGGGAACTGATTCCATGTGGTTTCTCACATTTTCCTTTATGATATCCATAACAAGAGAAGTAGGAGTATTTCTCACCGTTCGCACGTTTCATGGTGGCAGCAGTCAATGTGCGTCCACATGCAGGACATTTCAGTAATCCGGAGAGCCAGTGCTTATATGTAGAAGAGGGACGTTTTCCGGAAGGTCTGTAGGTTGTTTCGAATCGTTTTTGTGCTGCATCAAATAATTCCTTTGTAATAATTGCCGGCTGTTGTCCTTCTGTGACGATCCATTCATCTTTATCCTTGATTCTGTTTGTACTGTTTTCTGTCCGGTTCCACCGTATCATACCACAGTAGGAAGGATTCTGAATGATGTACTCAATAGATCTCCGCTCAAATGGTTTGCCTTGTGAGGTCTTAAGCCCAAGATTGTTCAAGCGTCTTGCAATATCAAAAAATCCGATGCCTTCATTCGCATACCAGTTAAATATCATGCGTATAATTTCAGCTTCTTCAGGAACAATCATCGGAGGCTTGCCATGCTCCACGACCTTGTATCCGAGTGGCGGACGTGCCTGGTATGCTCCACGGGTTGCATTTTCTTTCATGCCCCGGAATACCTCACCGGAAAGACGGATAGAGTAGTATTCGTCCATCCACTCAATAATACGCTCAATCAGAGAGCCGAAAGGATTATCCGAAAGAGGTTCGGAGATGCTCACGACTTCTACATTGTGTTGCTTCTTGAGAAGAGACTTGTAGACAATGGATTCTTCCTGGTTCCGGGCAAATCGTGAGAACTTCCATACCAGGATCAAATCTACCGGGTGATCAGAACCTTTGGCAAGTCCGACCATCTCCTGGAAGCCTGGACGCTTTTCTGCTTTCCTGCCGGAGATCCCAAGGTCAGAGAAAATCTTGAGGATCACAATGTTGTTCCTGGTAGCATACTCCCGGAGAAGATTCTCTTGTGAATCCGGAGAGATTTCTTCCTGATCGTGCGTGGATACACGGATATAGCCATAGGCATATCTTAATTCACTCATCATATCACCTTCCTTAGTATATATGTGCGACGTCGCACAAAAATGGGTATAAAAATAACAGCCAAGCACAGAACAACAGTTCCGCTTGCAAGACTGCTCCGAAGATGATACAATATGACTTGGCAATCAGATATAGTATATCTTCGGATATGCGAGCCACCCTGCGCCAACTGGGTGGCGCTTTCTTTTTTATTCGCCAGTAGTTATTTTATTTTCCAAGAATTACCACAGTTTTGACATAAACACATCTTTTCGGATTTAAAGGAAGTCTTTTCATTTCCTTTTGATTTTTTCCACACCAGGTTAGACATTCCAAGCGTACATACAGCTGTAAATCCACGGGCTGCATTATTTACGTGTCCACCAATGCCATTACCATGTTTCTTTGTTTTTCCTCCAGTTTGTATCATTTCAATAGATACATTATCACTTCCACATTTTGGACAATTCATAATTATCCCTCTCTTTCTCCTTTTGTAATTTGTAAGAATGAATAAGTTAAGTAAGTTATATATAAACGCAAAAGCGTTTATTTCTTAAATTCCATAATCCTTTCATCGTAACCAGCCAAGCATGCAATCTGAGCTTTGGTTAATCCGGGATTCCCCATAATTATTTCGTCTGGTATCAATAGTTCCGCTGCAAACGTATTGGCTTCTATTTCAATCTTAGAAGTCAGCATAAGCGTTCTATTTCTTATGAAGTAACAGTTCTCTTTTCGATGCATGATTGAATGAGCTAGTTCGTGAGCCATGACAAGAGTGCGCTCGTGTTCTTCTAAGTCTTCATTCAAAAAGACACACTTGTGATTCTTAAGGAACATGTAGAACCCAGAACTTTCTCCTAGCTGTCCTGTTTGCACTTCAACACCAAGATAACTGGCTAGTTCGAAAGGATTTCTTGTATTGTATTTTTTGACGTAGTAAGCGACTAATCGCTTAACATCATGTGCTTTCAAATCCTAACACCTACTTCTTGTTTTTATTCGGATTGTATTTTTCCTTGTTAATAGGTTTCAGTCGTCGCATCATCAGCTCGATTTGTCCGAGAAGTAATTCGGCATCTTCTTTTGGGATTGGTTCTCCATCATAAGAGAGAGGACCGTCTGAGCCGTTTAATAATTTTGTGCGGATATTTTCCATGTCTTTTGCAATGTCGCGTTCGTCTTTTGCTGTCAACTCTGGCGCTTTTTCCTTCAAGTTGTCTTTCCCTGTCATTAAATAATCTACAGTTACGCCAAAGTAATCAGCAATTTTTTTCATATTCTCGGTTTTGGGAGTGCTTCGACCGCGCTTCCAATCGCTTAATGTGGACTGGGTAATGCCAGTCTCTTTTGAAACTTTATAAGCTGATAAACCATATTTTTGTAATAATTGTTCAAAAATCTCATACATAATTTGTCTACCTTTCATAAAACCGCAGACAATACTAAGAAAAACCGAAAATACACATTGACATTATCGGAAATGCATAGTATAGTATGGATATGCAAAGGAAATTCGATAAAAACCTTTGCATACTACGGAATTGTTAATACTTCGTCTGACAAACTGAGTATATCACAATTCCGTAGTATCTGCAATAGTACTAGCAAGATAAGGAGGTGTGATTTTGTACGAAAAATTTGCTGAGTTATTAGTTAAAAATAACAAAACAGCTTACACAGTATCAAAAGAAACCGGAATTCCTCAATCTGTTTTATCAGATTGGAAAAGAG